TGCGTAGAGTTCTTTCATATCTGCGGCGTAATTGTCCTGCGCCTCGCTCTGATTGAGTGCAAGAGCGTGCTTACGTTTCACAAGCACCGTTTTTCCTCGTTTTATGACGCAGTTTTCGCCGTTTACTGAAACGAAGACATCCTGTGAATACTTATCATTGTCCTTAAAGAGTTTTACGGAAACTCTCTCTTCGAGATAATCGTCGGTATCCACAGTTTCAGGCTGCTCGCCGCTTGTCTGTGACTGTTCCTTTGCCCCACCTATGATTTTTTCTGCTTCTGCCTTCGCGTTTTCGATTATTTCATTTGCGGTCTTTGCTGCCTCTTCTGTCTGCTTATGTATTTTTTCTTCGGCTTCGGCTAATTTCTTCGCAAAATACTCTTCAAAGTCATAAGCCTGTTCTGCTCCGTTTGCGGTCTGTGTTGCCGCAGCATTATTTTTTGTATCACCCATAATAAACCTCCTGTTATGGTGAGTGGGATTTGCGTTTTGCAAACCTTACACTAATTTGCTCCGCTCTCGAATGTCGAAGCGGTTTCAATTCTCAGAATAAACTGCTCAACAAGTCTTTCAGCAGTCTTCGTAGCCTTCCAGCCTACTGTTGCTCTCTGATTGAGCGGGTCTGCTGTTCCCGATGATCCAAGCTGCTTTACGATATGCTGTAATCCGCCGCCCTGAATCTCTGTAACGCCGTAAGCGTTATCGCCAATCATAAGCGTCGAATATACATCTCTGCCTTCCGCTCCTGCTTCACCTGGATAGATTATCGTTCCCGCAGTCGTAATAGTCGGTGCCTCCGTAAGCGTTATCTTTGCGCTTCCTGCGGCACCTGCTGCTGCACTTTCGATTTCGTTCGGAACACCACTGATTATTACGGTTCTTCCTGTCATCTTCGCAGCCTGTCCATCCGATATAGCCTCTGCTACTGTAACGACCTTGCCGCTCACCGATCCGATCTTGAGATTTCTCACAGCAGATGCGTTCTCTGTCTGCGGAAGAAGGTCATCAGCGTGCCATATCTTCGCTTCGGTCGTCTCTACAAATCTGCAGCCGCCAAGTCTTCCGACTTCGCCCTCAAAAATCTGCTCGGAACCTGCATATTCCGCAGCTGAGATCCAGCGCTTGTCTTCCATAAGGTCGAACAGCGTGTCAGGATGCGCTATTACTATGTAGTAGCCGTCAATCTTCTCAGCCTTCTGCACCTTGAGCGCTCTCACGCCTGTATTGATAGCCTTAACGGTGAGATAATTGCTGTTATCAACACCACCGACGAGCTTGTATCTCGCAGCCACATTACCCTCTCCGTATTGTACATTAGTACCGCCGTTGAGGACCTCTCTCGTAATCGTGTCAAGCGTTTCTCCCGCCTGATTTCCGAGCAGCTTCGTTGCCTGCACGAGATTGTTGTCTATAGCTGTAAGAATAAGCATATCCGAAACCTCGATGTAATCGCCGTACTGCTCTACGGTCGCCGTGAGTGCAGTTACATTGAGCTTCTTGCCTTCCGGAGTAACACCTTCTGTCAGCGGCGTGAGCGCCTTTACAAGTGGAGTATATCTCCTAAACTCCACCGTCTTGCCTCTGCCCTTCGGAATCGGCACCTTCTGCCCGAACTGGTCGTGCACAAGTTTCGGCACGGCGTTGTCGATGAGGAAATCCGCATAAAAGGTTTTCATTTCCGGCGACAGTTCATTATCTGTTGTCACATTTGTGTTGTTGAACATCTGGAGGTTCAACATTATTAAATCTTTGTTCATTTTCTTCACCTCTCCGCTATTGCAAAGGGTTAGAATACAATCTGTTCTCCCCTTGCAACTCTTATTGCAATTTCTCTTCTATCGGCAGGGGTGAGTTTTGAGACATCGCTCTTTACATTTATTGCTGACTGAGAGCCGAGACCATTTTCTGCCGGGCGTGACTGCCCTGCTCTTATAGAATCGGCAACCTTCTTTTCGGCTGCTGCGGCTGCTTTCTTCTGCTCGTCGTCGAAATGAACAACCTTGTATGCTGACTCCATCTCGACGCCTCGCGATATGAGGCCGACAAAATCTTTATTCTTGCACTCTTCCGCAAGGTCAAATCCTTCGATTTTTCCCTTGAGTACTTCTGCTTCTCTTGTCCAGCCGTCATAGATCTGTCTTATAGCGTTATCTCTCTGCTGTGCTTCTGCCTGCGCGCGGAATGTGGCATTCTCAAGCTCCATTCTGCGCATCTGCTTTGCCTGTTCTATGGTAAGTCCCTGTTCATCGGCTACACGCTGCCAATAATCATTGTCATTGTCCATTGCTTCAAGCAGCTTCTGATAATTTCCGTCGGTAATTCCGTATCTCTGCATTACTTCATTCAGTAATGCGTCTCTCTCCTTGGATTTTCTTTCCGCCGCCTTATTTTCCTTAAAGCGCTCGTTAATGATGCCTTGAACTCTTTTGCCAAACAGGTCTTTGAATCTGCCGTTTATAATCTCTTCGAACTCTTCTGCTGTCGGAGGTGTTTCAACATTCCCCTCTTCTGCGCTATCAGACTGCTGACCTGCCCCTTCTGGCTGTTTTCCATACAGGACTTTTTCTGTCCCCTTGCCGTTTGAGGACTGTGTTTGAGATGCGGCACTTGCTCCCTCGCCTCCTGCTGCCTGAGCCGCAGCACCACCGCCTGCACCTGCTCCGTCGAACAACATAAGGTTTATCTCTGGGATATTTCTTAAACTATTCATTTTTTCTCTCCTCTCATCGTCTTTCCGAAGTGTCATCTATTTTCTTTATATCAAAGTTTGAAGAAAAAGTAGACGAAAATTATAAAAAATTTTTTACGCTATGATTGAAAGGTTCTCAGGGTACTTTTCAGCAATGCGGCTCAAGGTATTCACTGCCGCATTGTATATAGCTCCGCAGATAATCTCTCCCCTTTCGTGCTTTGATACAGCTTTTATTCTCGCTTTGCCGTTGTCAAACTCCCACTCAAAATCTATATAGTCACTTTCTGCGGCAAGTCCGTCAACTATAAGGTTTGCTACTGTGCTTATGGCAGAACATACTATATCCTTTCCTGTTTCGGCATAATTAGCGTGCCCGTCAAATTCTATATCAAAATTACGCTCATCTTGCTTATATGTTACCTTCGTCATTCACGCTCACCCTCGCCCTTTCCTGTAATCTTGCTCCGTACGGTGTTGTCGCGTTTTGAAGTGCTCCGTCCATTCCTGCAGTCAAATCGGATCCGAGAACTCTCCCTGTGCTCGGTGTCGTTCCCGCTTGCGGCGCGTTCATCTGCTGTATCATTGCCATTTGCTCTGACGACGGCATACTTCCCATAGCGCCGTCTGTAACCTGATGCAGTTGCATATTCACAATAGCAAGCTGTACAGTAAGCTGCTTTACCGTTTCGAGCAGCGTCCTGTTTTTGCTGATTTTCTCTACGAGCGCATCTTTGCCCTCAAAGTCCATCATTGAAATCAGAATAAGCGCCTGATCTGCATTGTCAGGTACAAAAACGCCCATATGATAGAGCTCTTTTGCTGTCTCATTCTGTGCCATTCTACTAAATGGATTGCTTCTCTGCGGCTTTACCTTAATATCAAACACAGGCATCCTGAATGTCGGCGTGCCACTTGCTTGTAATCCGGTCTGCTGCATAGCAATGTTTTTATTCGAATAGCTCACATAGTCAAACGCTTCGCCTTCACCGATTATTCTGAACGTTCTCTCCACATCATAGAACTGCCTTATCATCTCTATTGCGAAGTAGTTAATCTCTGTGTATGCATCATATGATAACGCAAGCATATCTCTTGACAGCTTATTTCCTGCCTCTTGCAGAGCCGATATCGCCGCTGCAGCCGTAACTCCACTCGCAGCAGAGCCTTGATTGACATCACGGTTACCCGAAGTTTCCTTGAGCTCGTCAACCTTAAACGACATAAAGTTGAATGCCATACCGTCAAGAGGCTTGTCCTCTATCAGCTTAAAGTTTCCGTCCAGTGTCCCCGTTGCGTCCACGAGGTCGTTTGAAAGGTCTCTGAACTGCTCCTTATTAACACCGCTGTTTTCCTTGTACAGATACCTTGCGCGTGATGTCCTCGCCACATTCTCGGCGATAATCTGATTGAGCTTGTCTATGTATGTCTGCGAGTCCTTGCAGAGGTCTACATATCCAAATCCGAACGGCGTACCTTCTTCCGGGAAGAGCACATCGAATACGACAGGGTATTTTACGTGGTCGTACCAGCCTCGTTCTGCATAATCAGGGTCGTTTTCCGATGCGTAAAGTATAGTCTCGCCCACATACTGCACTCTGTGGAGTATTGTTCGCCCGCCTACCTTACGCTTGTAGTACCAGTCCACAACAACGCTTTTATCTGTCGTGTCAATAGTATCGTCGAATTTGTATTCTGCAACATCTATTGTTTTTACGCCTGTCTTGAGATCTTTGACATCAGGATATTCGGACTTGATAGCATCATTGTCCTTGAGTGCCACAATAAAAAGGTTTTGTGAGTCTTGGATATCACGCACGCCTGGTTCCCAAAATATATTGAGCAGATCTATCTGCTTGACCGAAATATCGCCGAGACCATTTTCAAACCCGTTATCCCAAAAGATACCGTACACCGCGGTCCCGTGCTTTAGCTTATACCACCACGCATCTGAATACACGCGCTTGAACTTGTTGCGCTCGAAGATTACCGGAAGTATCGCTGATAATGTATTTGCTTCCTGCTCGTCGTTACGCTCCCTCGGAAGCACATTCGGCTCAGGGTAATTATCCATAGCGTCAGCGTGTTTATTAAAAATAGAGTTGAACATCCACCCTGATGCAGGCTCTATTCTCTCACTTGCATTCTTGCCGGAGTTATATTTATTCCTCACAAACTCCCAGTGCCGCATCTTATACCACTGCTCGTTCTCAACGATGCGCTTTTCGAGTGACTCTTTGCCCTCTTTGTACTTCTTCATTGTCGCTGTCGCATCGGCTATTTCTTTTTTCGTTATCTTGTCTACTCCTGTCTCAGTTTCAGCAGGTGCGCTTCCTTCGGGAGGTATTAAGCTTTCTTGCGGATTTACCACCGGCGCCATTTTTCTCAGCTCTTCATTGTTTATCACTGCCACTTGTCCGTTCTCCTTTCTATCTGTTCAAATAATCAAATTTGTTATATACATACGAGCTCTTGTGCAGATCAAGAGGATCATCGAGGACTATCTCTCGCTGTTTCTCCATTCTCGGAGCAATCGGATTTTCCATACACACATATCGCCACTCGTCATATATATGGTCTTCCATCTTCGTGTCCACATCTTCGGGATTGTGCTCGGAATATTTTAAAAGCGGGATTGTCCTTATAAAATTCTTGCAGGTTGAGAAGACATAAAACATCGGTATACCGTTATCGTCAAACGCAAGCCTGTAATGACACTGCATCTTCCCTGCCATTCGTGTATTGTCCGCAGGCTCAAAGTAAACACGGTATCGTTCCATCATTGCCGCCACACTCTCACCCCTGCTTTCATCGAATATTGATGGATCGGCGATACCTATGATTCGTCTGCTGTGCAAGTTATCGTCCTCGTCCTCTATTCGCGCTATCTCTTCTGCTATTCTATTCGGTGACCACTTAAGACCCTCGTCAGGCTCTCCTGTACAGCCGTAGAGCTCTCTTATGCGATACAGTCTGCCGTCGTGATCTGCAGCATACCAGCCGACGGAAAAAGGCTTGCTGTATCCAAAATCGAAGCCCCTATATATAAGCCACTCTTTCGGTATCCTGAACGGTGCAATTACATTGCTGCCTATTCTGTCATCGTAATGCTCGACATCGTCTATAAACTCCTCGAACACCTGCCCGCCGTCAATTCCCCAGTTGCCGAGCCCTGCCACAAGATAACGCTTCGGATTTTCAATCTTCATCGTTTCAAACATCTTGCGGTCGGCGTCATCAAGCCATTCGTTACACATATAATTCGTCGTCATTGCGAGGATATCAGGCGTTTCGGGTGCGTCGAAAAACCTTTTCTTGCCCCAGAAGCTCTCGCTCCACGGATTAAATGTGAGAGTAAGCTGTTTGAATAGTCCTGTTTCATCAGGAATTTCGCCTCTGATTGATTCGTCAATCATATTGAAATCGGATTCTTTCTCAATCTCATATGCTTCTTCAATCCACGCCCAGCAAAGATATCCTTTTTCTACTGTTACCGACGCGATTCTGAGTGGATCGTCAAGCCCTCGAAATAAAATCTTTTGCCCTGTCGGCATATATGTAGCCTCAAGCGGAGAGACTGTAAACTTCCACTTGTCAGCAACTCGCAAACGATTTGCCGCCCACTTGAGGTCTGTCCAGCAGCTATCCTTGAGAGTATTAAACACGCGCCTCACAACGAGCAGATTTGCGTCCGGATATTTCATCATATGGACGATGAACCATAGTGCTGTCGTCTTTGACTTCTTGCTTGCTCTGCTGCCTTTTATGACCCTGTATCGACCTCTGAAACGCCAAAACTTCCCATAGCCTTTACCGACAACATCAGGCAGTCTCACGCGTATCTCGTTAGTCTTCAATATCGTCAACCCCTTCAAACACGACTGTCCTTATGCCCTCGACATCGAGCTTATCTGTGAACAGGCTGTATCTCTTTCCGAGAAGCTCAGCAGCCTTGTTCGCGTCCGAAAGCTTGGCGGGTATCTCAACGATTTCCGCAGTCTCTTCTTTTACCGTCTGTTTGCGCATCGTTCCGTTTTCGTCCGGAACATATGCAGAATGCTCTTTTGTCATAGTAACAACGATGCTCTCTTTGTATTCTCTGCGCATCACTGCTGTCAGGTATCTCATCACTTCTTCGGCGTTCGCAATGCTTGCACTGCTCATTTTGGCGAGTTTTTCGTCTATATATTCCCGAATCAGAGGTTTTGAGAGGTTTTCTGATCCAATCCTCTGCGCCGTCTTCTCGCTGTATCCTGCCCGAATTGCCGCCTGCGTTGCGTTGCAGTCAATCAAATACTCTTCTGCAAATCGTCTCTGCTTGTCCGTCAATT